TGACCCCCCGCCCTATTTTTGAACTAACATGTCACTTTTGTGACTATTGGAATTCGTTGAAATCTTGCGCACTTTTGTGTGCTTGACTAGATGACAACCATGTGTCATATCATGTGATTCGATGTTTCTGTAAAAGTTTGTTGACCTACCTTGTTTCATCGTTATGCGATGGAGCTTGGATGTGATGCTTTCGAATACAGTTGCATATTTTGTTTGTTTAGAAATAAGTTTTCTATAATCTCTACGGAAGATTGTCAAAATCCGAGCCGGACTTAATTGCCCGCAGTTTTGAGCCATTGAACTCTAATTTAATGTGCTATCCGCTGACATCCGGAATGTAAGATGTCAAGGTGACTGATCAATCACCTTCCAGTTTGATCTTAGTGTCTGCCTCGCTGTAAGCTTGGCTATGAGTGTTGGACACCAAATACACTCTCATTGGGACTCTTTCGAGTTTAATGATTTGCGAGTTGTCGTGTTGCGCACCTCGCGCGACGCTCGTGTATCCCAATGTAACAGGAAGTGCAGTTTTGCCTGTTGCGCCTGCTCTTCTCACTTTTGTGAGTTGAGAAAAAAGCGACAAAGTGGTGCTCGGAGCGGTAGGGTTATACCTCCCAGCCGTCTCTTAAATCAACTGGTGTGCTGATTCGAGCGATAGTCGTCGAGACTATAAATCCACAGTGCCCGTCCAACAGAATTCCATTTACCTTCGGCGTCCTTCTTACGCCAGGTTTGTTCCTGTTGAAGATTCCCGTAATGTCCATTGGAGTGATGAATTTCAAATTCATCTTTATACTTCACTTGACGGGAGTGTTTTGCCTATTAGATCTCCGTATCTTAAGAATCCTGATTCAGTTGAGTGTCCTTCTATTTTAGCATTGAGTAGAACGCTCACTCCTGAGTTTATTTTTGAGATCTCTAAGGCAATAGATGTAAGCTATGATCCTGAACCTGTTTTTCTTATGGAGTCTTTTGTTGAATCTATGGTTTATCAGTTAGAACCGTTGTTTCAGCAACGTCATGAGAGAATTGTCACTGAGTCTGGTATTGATTTTGTTCATACCCGTAAGGGTAAGTCTAAGAATCAAGATCGTGAGAAGTTTGGTGATAAAGGGGTTAAGGATGTTGACCGGTATGCGAAATCTGTAGTTCGCGCTCGTCAACTTCAGCATATTGAGGATAGTGGGGGTCATGATATCCCGGTAGAACATCCTCATGAGCATAGCTTAAAAGTTGTAGCTAGGCAACTAGAAAAGAATAGGCAGCGTCGACTAGCAAGAATTGAAGATTTTGAATCTTCAGAGATGAAGCGTGATGAGAGAAATCTTAACGCGTTAAGATCTGAGAAATCGAAATCTAAGAGGAATTTCGACGTAACTGGTCCTCGTCAGTTTGAGGAGATGGAGGCAGGTGCGTTCGATTTTTATATGAAACGTGCCTCTCTTCCTCAAGATCAGCTTCCCCGTAGGGGGACTCAAGGTGAACACCCGCGTAAGCAGGCGCAGATCCAGAAAAAGAGAGATAAAGCTGAAGATAAGGAGCAGAATAACCAGCATCGTATCCTTCGTAATGAGCGGCGTGTTGCGAAGAAAGCTCAGAAAAATGCTCGATTGAACATTAAGACTGAGTCTGGTGATGGTTTGGAGTATGATTTTCTTCATTTGATTGAGAAGATCAACGACGTTTTCTCCGGTGTCGAAGGGGTGATGGATATCATCATCCCATTGGGCTCATATATCTTTCAAGTAATGCGATCACGTTCAGGGTTGGACTGTGTGGTTGCTACGATGCAATTTGTTAAAATTGTGTCCCCCTTTAGCTATGATAAGTGTTTTGATGCTTTTTGTAGTCAGTTAAAGGGGTATCTTACTTTGTTTGATACATTTGCTGCAGAGACTATCAAGACTGAGTCTCTGAGTGAAGATGCTAATTCGGTGTATCTTTTAGCGCATAGGATTTTGTCCTCTCAGGTTGTAGTTGCCTTGAGGGACATTATTGTCACCACTGCCTCGTTTAAGTTCTTCGGGAAGAATGTTGCGGATAACATTTTCAAATTTGTGGGGAAGCCTGTGAAGATGAGTGTTTCTGCAATGGTTGATATGTTGATATCTCAGTTGGTAGTTTTGTTGCGCGTAGGCGAGACACTATCTGATGGATGTCCGTTTTCAACAATTCTTTTGGCCGATGATCCTATTACAGATTTTGTTCGTAAATCGGAAAGTTTGCTTTTCTTTGCGAACAAGCTGTATACTGGGTTGCCGGTTGAGGGCATGAAGTGTAGGCGGGAATATCTTATGGAGATAGAGACTTTGATTAAGACTGGAGGTGTTCTTGTTAAAGAGCTTAACCCTATCTTGCCACGGTCTATTGAGGCGAAGAAGATTGTGTTTAGATTGCGCGAATCTCAATATGAGATTAGTTCGCGCATGGACACTTCTAAACGTCCCACTCCATTTGGTATAATCTTGCATGGTGATCCAGGTGTAGGTAAGTCTGTAGTTTTTGAGTTTATCTTAGAGATTTGGTCTCGCTGTAAGGGGAGATCTTTTAAGTCTGAGCAGGTATATCATAGAACTACGACTAGTGAATATTGGGAGGCTTATCAACCTAAGTCTCAGCCCTATGTTCATTACTCTGAAATTGGAAATGCAGCCCATTCCATTGTTCAGAGTTCAGGAGATGATGCTGTTACGGAATTAACCACATTAGTGGACGCCTTGCCTTTTCCCGTAGATATGGCATTTGCAGATAAAGGTAAAATTTTTGCTATGCCTGAGGTTGTTATAGCCGATACTAACTCTCCCGATCTGAATCTTGCGGTGATTGTTAAGAATCCCACAGCATATCAGAGGAGATTCCTCTATATCGAACCGTCTGTTAAGGCGGAATTTCGGTTGGATGGTGGTGTTGGCATGGATAAGGCTAAATCCTTTGCTTCTGATAAACCTTGTATGGATAGATGGAAGTTTAGAGTATACAGGTTTGTAGTAGTTGATAAGGTTAAGTCTAATGTGGTTGATCTTATGAAGGGTGGACCAGATGATGATGTTTATGAACTCGTTAGAGTGTTAACTAAAGAGTTTAATAGTCATATTTCTGGTCAGTCTAGTGTGTCCGATATTTACGGGAAGACCAATCTCGATGACTACATTAGGAATCCAGGTGTGGATGATGAGATTAAGGTGGAGAGTGGTAGTTGCCCTCGTGCCTTTTCTGGTCGGGATGATAGCTCAAGTGCTTTTAGATACTTCCAATTTGGATATCAAGTCTTGTTAAATGGGCTTGGTATTCTTCCTTGGTTGTATGCTTTTGTTCACATGTGGCTTTATCCTTTTTATAGGAAGACTCCCTTCTTGACTGGTGGGTCTGTGGCACTTTCCTCAGTGCTTTTAGGATTTTTTGGACATTGGTTTTGGGCATTTAATTTCTTTTTGAATTTGACCATTGGGTTTGTAGGAACCAAGTATGGTCCTTTATTTCTTGAGAAGTGGGTGTCTAAACATCTCCTTAAATCTACTAGGCGTGGAGTTGGCCGGCGTATTAGCCGACTTCGGTATCTTTTTGGAATTGACTCAGATTTTAATCCTCTTGAATCTGTATGGTGGAGAGAGAATAAAGTCCAAGTTTTAAGAGCCACGAAGATAATTAGTGCTATGTCATTTTTCCTATTTGCTGTAAAGAAAGTGGGGAAATATGTCTTTCCGGTTGTTAGTCCGAAGTCTGAGTCGGAGGCGATTATTGAAGAGATCAAGGCGCAGGGGAGAGATAGTAGAAAATCTGATGCTTGGGTTGATATTCAATTGAATGGACTGCAACAGATGTCTGGGTGTGGATCCTCTTATAAGAGAATTCCCATTCATAATTCTGATTTGTGGAATGTTCAGGAGATACCAACTGCTCCTTGTTCGTTTACTGGTTCTCCTTCAGAGCTGTATACTGCGATTCTTCGCAATATTCGGTGTGTTGTTGTGGTGAGTGGTCGTAGGATCACAAATCATGTTTTGGGCATATGTAATAACATTTGTCTGATAAATACACATGCTTTGGGAGCTGGTGAGCATCGTCAGATTTTCGTGGCGCCCGTGGGCTATACTAGTGTGCACGATGTAGTTTGTGCATCTACTATTATTACGCCTTTGAATAGTGTGGATCTCGGCAATGATTTGACCCTTCTTTGTCTTACTGGAGTTAAGTTTAAGAATATCCTATGCCATTTCACCGACGATTTTGCCGGTGGTGGTCCCTTTGTCTCTAAGATAAATGGGGAGGATGTTATGGCTTCTCATGTGAGGGGAGAGTTTACTTTGGATGATGAGTCTGGACCTGTTAAGGTTCAGAACATGTGGCAATATTTTCTAAGTAAACATTTTGCGGGGTTGTGTGGCGTTCCCTTAGTCTCTAGGAAGACTAGTGGATCGTGTATTGTAGGAGTACACGCAGGGTCCTCTAGTTCTCGGTGTTTTGCGACTCCAGTTTTCAAGAAAGTTTTGGAAGCTGGTGTTGCTAGGTTGCAAGGAATTAATCCCCTTATTCCTATTCTCTCATCTGGGGAGATGTTTAAGGATATTAGTGTGGGAGAGGATCCTAGCCCTAAGTCTCCTGTGAATTACATGCCTCTCACTGGTATTACGTATTTGGGTAAGACGGAGAGTAAGGTAATGATTCGTCAGAAGTCGTCGTTGCAGAGAACTTTAATGTATAAAGACGTTGGTCCTCTGTTTCAAGACTGTTTTGACTTTAGGCCTACAGTCCTCTATGGTCCTCCGCACATGGCTCCGTTTATACGTGACGGAAACTATGTTTCTCCTTTCAATATATGTTTGGAGAAAATATCCTCTCAAAGGGCATGTCTTGATCCAGTTATTCTGGATCGTATTGTTCGTGAGTTTACTGCATTTATTGTGGGTAACTTGGAGAAGGAGAATGCGAGGATGCAACCACTTACTATGGAGTGCGCTGTTAATGGTGCTCCATTAGATCCCTTTATTAGGAGGATGAATGCTTCAACCAGTGCTGCTTTTGGTAATCCTGGGAAGAAAAGCTTATATCTACCCATCGTGTATGAGGATGAGAAGCTCTTAATAAGAGAGCCTGTAGAATCAATTAAGCTGGAAATTCTAGAGATTATGGAAGGTTATCGATCTGGTGTTGCTAGAGGCGTTGTAAATAAGGTCCAGTTGAAGGATGAACCGCGTGAGATCTCTAAGGTCATCGCGGGGAAGACTAGACCCTTTTATATGTCTCCATTATCCTATCTAATTCTTAGTAGGATGTACTTGGCTCCCTTTTATTCTCAGATGGTTGAGAATAGTTCTAGTTTTGGGTGTGCAGTGGGTGTTAATATGCACTCGGATGCCCGTAAATTAGTGGACTGGCTTTCCTCTTTTGGGAGTAGTTGGTTGGAGGGTGATTATGGAGCGTTTGATCAACTTATGCCCTTTGATATAGGACATGCTGCCAACACTGTTGTTTACCGTGTCTTAGAGACATTTGGGTATAACGGTGATGCGCTGTCGATTGTTAAAGGGTTGTTGACAGATGCTCTTTATCCTCAAATTGAAGTCTTAAATGACTTGTTTGAGGTTCCGGGTTTACAACCTTCGGGGAAATATGCTACTGCGGAAGATAACAGTCTTAGAGGAGTTTTGATTATGATGTATAACTTCTATTCCATTGAGGTTCATCGTGAGCTTCTTTTCTTTGATTGTGTTCGTCCGGTGGTATATGGTGATGATATGCTAGCTGCTGTGAAGCCACTAGTGGAGAGTTCATTTAACAATCTAGTATATAAGGATTGTTGTGAATCTCTTCTTAATTTAACTTTCACTAGTCCTAGTAAGAGTGGTGAAATGGAGAAGTTTGTGTGTGTAGACACATGCACTTTTCTGAAGAGGCGTTTTGAATTTAGGGAGGATATTAGCGAGTGGGTCGCCCCGCTTGATATGAACTCTCTATTCAAAACTTTGCAGTGGACTTTACCATCTACTGTAGTTGCTCCGTCTGAGCAAATGAAAGGAGC